CAACAATTACTGCTGCTGCATCTGTAGAAGTAGCCTTTGGAGCAAACACAGAATCATCTGCTGTTGCTGTAGTAACTTCACCACGGTTAAGAATTGAAGTTGTTGTTGCTGCAGAAGGTGTAACATCTGCTGCCTTAACTGTTACTGTCCATGCAACTGATGGACCTGTTGCTGGGCGAGTTGTTAAAATTCTTGCTTCATATGTACCTGCAACTGCTGGGGCAACCAATGAAACTGTAAACTTTGCAGTTACATATCCTGGTGTTCCAACTGTTGAGTTAACATCTGCTGAAAGATTAGTATTGGCAATTGCTACAGTTGCTGTTGTTGTTTCTAGCAATGTAAGTGTTGCTGACTTGCTTGAGCCTGTTGGCTGTGCAAACATAGCAGAAAGCACTGTTGCTGTATCTGCTGCTGTTTCTGAAATAAATGACAATGTTACTACTGCTGTTGCAGTCTCGCCAGCCGTAATTGTATCTGTAGCAGAATCAATCGTTAGCGTAGGTGCAATTACAGCAGCACTTGTCGGAAGTGCTGACATAACGCCGAAAGTCATCGCTGCAGCAAGACCTAGGGCAATTTTCTTAAATGAATTCATTTTTCTCCTTGTTAGTTTACAATAAATTGAAGTTACCAAGATATTCCCGAACTTCTTCAGGCATTTCCCGATTATCCAATTCTACCATACGTGCTTCTTTTTGTGCAAGTCGTGTTGCAGAACTCCACGTATGGACTTCTATCTCAGTATTATTAGTCTTTGGTGTATGAGATATAGCACCAAAAACTGCCCCACACAAGGCATCTGCCAAGTCCTTAGATTTTTTACGGGGGTGATCAACACGATTCCCCTTCATAATCTTTAACTCAGACATTTCTTCCAGCAAGATTGGGATCATTGGCATAGCCACACGCTCCTCATAAATCATCATTGCTAAATCTTCGTAATGTTTTTTGGCAACAGAAACAGTCTCAGTTCTTATTCCTACAGCCTGTAATTCATTTTGAATATCAAAAGATTGCCAACGGTCAAATGAAACCATACCAAGATTAAAACCTTGTCTACGTAAATTCATGATCCATTGCTTTACTTCAGATAAGTTAACAGGTCCTTCTGCTCTTGGTTCCCACCAAGCCACTGCATCTACTACTACAATAGGCGCTACTTGCTCATAATCTTTAATAACTTGAATACTTACCCAGCGATCTACGTGAGCAATTGCTACCGCACATTTATCGTGCTTCTGTGCAAGGTCAGCATGTATATAATAAATCTTATCTGGATCTGGTGTAAATGCTTGATCAAACCTTCTAAAATTATCTAATGGATTTCTAAGGGTCATAACCTTTTCTAATTTAGTTCTATCTTTAAAGAATGAATCAGAAGAATACGTAGGCATACAGGCAAAGCGCATCATTGCATCTGCTAGGTCAGTATAAAATGCAATCTTAAAATCATCAATCTTTCTTGTGGGGTTTACTTCCCATGTAGGTTTTTTAAATGCTAAAACCTTTGGTATTTTATAGGAAAGAATTGTATCTTCATCCCAGGATATCTCAAACTGATTTCCTGGATCGTCATGAGGTAAATCCTCATTCATTATAAAGGTATGTCTTTTTTCAATAGTTTCTTTTTCAGCAATAACCGCTTCATATCTTTGTGATATAAAGTCACCTTGATAGCGTGGGAATGAAAGAAGAACTACTTTACCCAAGTCTGGAAAACGAGAATCTACGGTGCCACGAAATGCTTTATAAATATTTTCAGCAGTCTTACCTTGTTCATTTCCAGTACCAACTTCAGATGCAAATCCAGAAATCTCATCAAGTACTGCCATAAACAAGTTCAAACCTTCATGTGATTCACGCTCTGAGTGACCAGAATAAACTGTTACAGACTTATCAAAGTCAATTGAATCTGCCTTAGCATTATACTTTCCAGCAAACCAAGGTGAGCGTTCAATCTTGCTTTTGAAGCCTTTAAAGAAAACATTCTTAGCCTGCTGAGCGTTAATAGCCACGTTAATAATATCAATAGCATCTCCTGCAGGCTTACCATAGTAAACTGCTGGGTCTTTTAAACATAGTAATTTATAGACTGTATATGCACAGGCTACTGTTGATACAAAGTCTTTTCCAGATCCCTTGCCAAGTTGCAGAATAATCTCATTTTTTGTGTATTTATTATAGTATCTTGCACCCTCTACAGAGCCATAGAGTTCTTCAAGATCTTCTTTACGATAGATTTGACTCATTGCCTCAACAATGTCATATTGAATTGCAGATAATTGTGGCTGTCCTAGATATTCTGGAGACTCAACAAATGTCTTTGCGTCAACAGGTCTCTCAACAAAATGATTTTCTTTAAGTACTTCAAAGAAATCATTGAACATCGTGGACAACAGTAATCACTTCTCCTTCTTTTGCAATAGCCGAAAGGCGTTGCATAATAATATCACGAACTTCTGGATGAGAAGAAGCAATATCTCTAAGTATGCCAACCAAAACTTCCTGCCTACGTTCAATTTCAACCATCTCTTCTGCAAGTTCTTTATTCTCAAGAAGTCCAGCCTTTTGCAACATATCAATTCGCTTGGATTCAATATCCATAACCAGTTTAATTGCAGCAGTTTTTGCGCTAAGATTATTAGTCATAGATGCTTCATCAATAACTTCATATGACTTAGAAATAAGTTTTGTATAATGTGTATCTGCACCAACTAGCGCTTCTTTAGCACGAGCACGAATAGCAGAGTTATCTGAAGCCATGGCCTTCCACTCATTGATAAGTGTAACTACACGAGTGCGTGGAATATCTAACTCTTTTGAAATTACTGTTGGGTCATTACCTTTAAGGTATTCACTAACAACATTGTTTACCTGATCAAGATGTTTGACTAGATCTTCTTCAGTTGACATACTTTCCCTCTAGTCTATTAATTTCATCCTTGATATAAAAGATAGCCTTTTCAAGATCTTGAATGGTTTTAGACTCATCTTTAAGTCCTGCTCTCCAGAGATACTTAAACGCATTACCAATATTAAAATTTCGATGACGAGTAATCTCAATACACTCAACCCCTGATGGATCAGTTGTATAGTGTACTGGATGATTAACCTGATCAACCGTAATGGTTAGGTTGTCACTCATCAGACTCATCTTCTTCCCAGTCAAATGCTTCTGGCATACCCTTTAATGCTGTAATAACATATGTTAAACCAACAGCACCTGCAACACCTAAACCAATAATTACTTTTTGTAACTTATTCATCGTCGTGATTTCCTTAATCCAAATTTAGCAAGATAAACGTAGATTGTCTCTACGCTTGCCCCGCACTCTTTTGCGATATCTTCTGGACTCTTCTTATCCATTAGATAGCGCTTACGTAGCCAAACTTCGCTTGTATATAGTTTACCAGCCATGATGTTATTTGTCAACCCCTATCGCTTTACCCCAATTACTAAGCGCCCAATGTCCAATACCGCAAGCATCTGCAACATCGTTGTCAGTAATAGTTCTATCATAAATAGTATTTATAAATTTAATTGTTCTTTCTTTTCTAAGGTTTCTTTCATATGATTTATACCAAGACACTGACTTGCCAGGATTTTGTGAACGGATATATAGTTGTTCATCTTTAGATATCTTCTTATTACCAATAAAGTTTTGCCAGGTAATAGGTGATACCTTTCCAACAGTTGTGATTCCACACATAGCGGCAGCACCAAGCAGTGCTCCTTGAACCAAAGCAAGATCTGCAGCCGTCTTTGGACTATTCATAAATACGGTGTGCTCAATAATAATAGCATCAGCCTTCATAATAGTTTCAAAATAAGCCTTAGTTTTTTTTGCTGCATCTCCTACTTTATAATATATATCCGAACCTTCAAAATTAATCTTGCCAACTTCTTCTAAGTTTTCTCCAGAAAAAACAGCAAAGGCAAGGCTATTAGTACTAGCATCAATAGCACAAATTCTTTCAGGTTTAACCTCAAGACCCCATTTATTCTTGCTCATAATCAAAAAATCCCTTTATTTCTTTTAACATTTTATCTACTGACTTCTTGCTAACATTACAATTAGCACAAAACCCTGAATCATTGTAGATAGAAAGTGGTGTATTGCAACCACCAAGGCAACGTCTATCTTTGCCTATTCTTTTCTGTCTACGAGTGACATGATATCTTTCTGCAATCTTATCTTTGGTTGCAGCATCTCTACACTCCGAACTACAGTAAATTTGGTAACTTACCTTTGGAGTAAAGTGATTATCACATCTGTCACAAAGTTTCAATCAGCCCCTCCATGGATTTGATTTTAATAACTCCAGTGCCTGCTTCATCACATGCTGCCTTGATAGGGCATGTCTTACATATCTTTGAATTAGCACGATAGTTCTTTGTTGGAAGTGTACGATCAACCCAAGCCTTACGAACATCACGCATCCATTGGAATGTAGCATCAATCCACTGGCGATAATAATCATCTACTTCAATTGGAAGGACTAGTAATTCATGATTATTTTTATTTTCATAAATTAATACACCCTTTTTCTTACCAAGAATCTTCATATAGATAAGCAACTGAATAAGGTGTCCAGTCTTAGGCTTCATAGAGTTCTTACGATACTCAAAGCCTTCGTTAAGCATTGTCTTGATTTCTCCGACAATCTCTTCACCTTCCCAATCAAGCATGGCATCACCATATCCAAAGATCGGTGGATCGTCATACCTAATCTTAAATTCTGTTGTTGGCTGGTTGTCATCATCACGATAAACCTTTGCAACTCCAGCATTCATCATTGCATCTTGAATTCTTGCGTGTGATAAAGTACCAGCAGTCATGTTTGCTGCACCATATGCATCTGCATTATCTTCAAATGTAGCACCATCAAATGCAAGATACCAATAGCGTGGACATTCTCCATGGCTATAGGCAATTGTTGATGGAGCAAATGTTTTCTTGGTCTGGAACTTTGGACCACGATTAATCACATATCCAGACTTAATCTTTTCAATCAGTGCATCTGCATCTAGAATGCTGCTTTTCTTAGAAACACTTTTAAGCATAACTTGCTGTAATAAACTTTTCGTCATTATATTCCCCTTGTTTTATATAAGTATAGCATGTTAGCGCATTATGTATTTAAGTGCTGATACTAAGTTGTTCACTGCCTCTGCTGCTGTATAGTAGATATTTTTCTTTGCCCGATTGTTCTTATCAACATTTGCCATCCAAGTAGCCTTTAGTGCTAACTTGCCTGCGATTGCCTGAAGTCTAACGATTTCAATGCTGGCTACAGGGGCAGGAATATCAGGTTTAATGATTAACTTAGCAATCATTGTTAGGGCAGTATTGAGTTCTTCATCTTGCATGAACTCAGCAATCTCTGCCAAACCATTAATCATCTCTAGTGTTGTTTGTCCTGTACCTTCTGTCATATTATTCTCCTTCTATTAACTGTTCTAGTAATTCTAACTCTATTATAGCCAGACGTACCTTCTTTGTACCCTCGCCTAATACAATGACTAGCGCTGGATCCATACTCTTCTTGAGAGCATCGGTAACTGCTTTAGCCCATACGTCCTGGTTAAGCGTAAAAGATTTAGAGCATTCTTTGAAGTCTAAAACAAAATTATGCCAAGAAGCATCGCCCTTTGTATTATTTCTTCCAGAATTTTTATGCTGCTTAGCACCTATTCTTTTAGATTCTCCACGCTCACTCATTAACAAAATCTGCTTTCTTTTTCTTGTCTGGCATTAAACTAACCTTAGATACGTGTTTTGATTCACACATCCAGGTAGTATCTCCGCTTTCAACCCAAAGTCTAAGAGACTTTACTTCTTCTCCACATTTTTTACATGGAAACTTGCCAGGAAATACTTTAAATTCTTTAGCCATCTATTAACTTTTTCTTTAATTCTGCTTGTAGATTAAGATCCTCTTTAACACGGTTAATAAAACCATCTCTACCTTGAACCTTAGTTCCATCATCTAGTTGATACCAAGCACCAGTTCTGTTGACAAGGCCTGCTGCTTCTGCTGTATCTACAAGATCACCAATAGAGTCGATACCAATTTCATCTCCTCTAAAGTAAAAGTCATACTCGCCTGATTGGAATCCTGGAGAAGTCTTGGAAAACTGCAGTTCCCAACGAATCTTTCTTCCAATCTTTTCTTCAATCAACTTATCACCAATCTTAATCTTACCTTTAATGGCTTGATTATCTGACTCTGATGAGAACAATTTAATAACTGTTGACGAGTAAAATTTAGTAGCCTGTCCACCCGTAGGTTGCTGGCTTGTATACATTGCATTAATGTTGTTACGTGATTGAGAAATCAACACAAATAATGTTGGCTTAACCTTATTATTAGCATAGTTAATCATCTTCCAAGCATTACTAAAGTCACGAGATTCAGCACCAATCTGCTTTGTATTTTCTAGTTGCTTAAGTTCATCTGAATCTTTCTCAAAGTAAATTGCAGGAAGAAGAGAAGTAATTGAGTCAACAACTACAATGTCAACACCAGCGTTGATTAGGTTTGTTCCTACATCAACCATCTCATTAATAGTACGAGCCTGTGAATAAATAAGTTGAGATGAGTCAACACCAAGTCTTTCTGCCCACTTTGGATCATATGACATTTCTGCATCAATCCATGCACAGATCTTTCCTTCCTTCTGCGCTAGTCCTATCATCTGAAGGCATAAAGAGGACTTTGCAGAGGATTTAGAACCCCATATAAGCACTTGACGACCATAAGGTAGTCCACCTGCTAGAGCACGGTTTAGACCAAAACTAGGTGTCTCTGCATATTCTGTTGGAGGTACTGAGTCTCCAACCATAATAGTCTTACGCAACTTAGGGTTAAGTTGTGCTAATACTTCTTCCATTGTTACTGACATTAAAATCGTACCCCATGCTTCTCTGGTCTAGTCTTATTAA